CTCACAGGCGTTCATCTTCACCCAACAGATTTTTGGAATTGAAGTAGTACGCTCTTTTACAATCTCTAAGCCTTCCGGCAGGATTTCAGGAAGTTTAGATTTAATTACTGTTTCACCAGTATTAAGAAGTGCGATTGTTTCTTCTTTATTTTCCTTATAAAAATATTCAGCAACACGGGCTGATCCGCTTGGCATCCATGATGGAACTTGATTGCCGATTGATTCCCACTCACCAACTCCAGCTAGTTTTGATTTTGGATAGCGAGCTTTGTATTCTTCGGCAGATAAATCCTCTGTTACAAATGCGTAGTTTGCATCAGATCCGTCTGGCTCATTGGCGTTTGGATCAAAAAACACAGAGAAGGGATTTGCGATTCTTTTAATTAGAATCTCTTGCTCAAAGCTCTCTGGGTTCACATAATCAGTGATTACTCGCCAGTAACCCCAACCAATTTTTGTCGCGAACTCAAAGCCGTTGTCATAAGCGACCTCAGCATTTGAGTTGTATTCAATGTGGCGAATCAGACCTTGAATTACTTTTGCAGTCTCAACGTCACCCTCATCATCAACCGGATGAACTTTAATTGCTGGACGATTTTGGCGTTGATCATTTGTGATCTGGTTAATTACTTGAGGGATTTTATTAATGGTAAGACAGGGGCGACCGTCTGCTTTGCGGCTACTGATGTCTGCATCGTGCCACTGCTTTCCTGATGCAAACTCTAGGTCTTCAATTGCGAGATTTCTATTTTCAGACTCAGCGTCTTCAATTAAAGCGAACCTGGCATGGGCCTCATCAATGATTTTCTTATCTTCATCATTGCTTGAAGATTTATCGGTAGAATTGCTAGAAGTTTGCGCCACATTTCAATGGTGAATTGGCAAAATGTTTAAGATAGTTAAAGAGAATTTAAACTAAATGTTTAACTTTGGTTGAGGGGTACGCCTGATTGTGGTAGGTATTTTCTATGAATCTTAATGTAAACAGTGCAATGGAAGCGGGAAGAAAGAGACCAGAGGGGTCGCTTACGGTTAAAATGCAAAAAAGTGAAGCGATCTGTTCGTTCATTAGTCACTGTGAGGAAGAAAATCTTAAGGTAGCTCCAGTGGTGGAGAACTTAATCGCGCAATATTTGGCCGCATTGAAGGCGGTGGAGAAGTGAACGGAATAGACCGATATTACAAAAAACACAAAAAAGTTCCGCCAAAACTAAGAAACTATCAGGCATTTTCTGCGATCATGATGAATGCTGCACTTAAAGCAACAACAACTCACGGGTCTTTCATTAAGTTTCTTATTTCAAACGAGGATGAGATTGATTCTTACATGTCGTCTGGCAAGCTACCAAAGCGTGTTGAACGAGTGATTGATTAACCCATCCATCCTGAACCACCGTAACCATTGCCGTAAGTAGTGACTGACTTTGGCGCAATCTTTGGAAACTCAGCTCCAAGTAATGGATCTAAAATCCTTGCCCTACAATCCATCATGTCGTCGTGCACTGATACTGGGAATGCTAGAAACTCATCGGTAATAAAAGTCTGCACGTAGTCGCGAGTTACACCTTCAGAGTCAGAAAACATTAATCGCTTTGGCATGTAGAATCTTTTTTGCTCAAACACTGGAATCATCATCTTTATTCGATCTTCCTTTGGCATTGAGCCGCCAAGCTCAGTGATATTGAATCTATAATTCCTTTGCTCCATTACATACTTAACGTGTTCAATATCGGCTTGCATTCCGTAGCGCTCGTATCCTACATTCTTTGGTTGATGGATCTTATGAAGTTCAAATAGTTTATTCGCTCGCTGTGTGAGATTCATTCGGTCACGAATTGCATCGATTAAATAATAATTATTATCAGGAGCAAGTCCGATCACTTCCATCACCGTATAATCAGAAGTTGCTTTCTTGGCACTCGCAGGATCTACAATGATGTACTTATTCCACTTTGAAGTATCGCTAAGTGTTTCATAGTACATGAGCCATTCTTCTTTGAAGCTCATTGCTTTATCTGCAACAGGATTTTGCAACATCTGGCAAGAGTATGTATATGGGCCAAAATCTCGACGCTTCTCAACTAGTGTTTCTTTGGGTAGGAATACTGGTTCACCTTCCATTGTTCCATCTGACGTTGCTGGCTTAATTCTTGGCTTTACGGTTCCACGGTCCATGATCACTTTGTAGGTGTCGTGAATGTGGTACCTCGTTCCAATGAATCTTTTACGCCCACCCTGAGCGCCTAGGTTATAAGATAATTCAAGTGCGCTTGTAACTTTTTTAATCTGATCAGGAGTTGATACAGATTCACGTGTCACCACATCGTCATATACAAGAATTGTAAAGTGCTTTGATGTTGGCTGGCCATCAACTACTCCCCATGCTTCAATGCTTGCTTCCTTTGCGTTTGATTTACGCTTAACGAATATCCCGCCATCGAGTGACCACCTTGGCGATTCAGATGTGGGGTTTTGATAAAGGACGTCTGGAAATAAATCCTTTAAGTATTTGTTCTGCTCTAATTCGCGCTTGATCTGATCTAAGAATCCTTTTGCAATTGGGCGCGTGTGACTGAAGATTCCTATTAGAGAATCTGGATCAATCAATAAATCTTGAATGGACTTTCCAAACGTGATGATTGTGCTCTTATAATGCTCCCTTGCCCATAGATCCAAGTGACCATCAGGACTAGCCTGAACTTCCCTGCATCTCTCGTACAACCAATCGCGGTCGATGTCTCGACGCTTGCATGCACTAGTTAGAAGGTAGTAAAGATCAGTCTTACAAAGTTTACGCTGAGCAAGTGTGCTTTTCTCTTTGTCGCTCTCGAGTATTACTTCTCTGTAAAAATCATTCGATTGTTCACGGGTAAGCTTTGAGCAATCGATTGACTCAGCGAATGTGCGGCGCTCTTTTTCTTCTAGTAGCGCAAGTAATTCAAGTTTATCCTTACGCTTCATTTGTTGTACCCGTCACGAGCCCAACATGATCCACGTAACTCAAAATTACTAAGCCCAATCACTCGCTTGATTTCGCCCTCGCACTCGTCCTTTTGGCATTCCTTTAAGGGTTCATCGTGAATGGATTGCTTGGCCTCAAATCTATTGCCGCATTTTTCACATTCATAGTCGTAAAGTGGCACTTCAAATTCCCTGCTTTTTCATTAACCCTCGGAGACCTTTTGCAATCTCAGTTGGTAAAGTCATGTGCCTACCGCAGCACCTTTTGGTCTTCTTTCCGCTTCCGCAAAGGCAATCGTAATTACGCACCTTAGTTAGCGGGTTCCACTCATACCCAGGCTTTAGGATCATAACTCTAGGTTTTTTGTTTTCTGGATTGCTCACTTCTTCTTTTCCTTTTTCTTAAGCTTCCTTAAAATCTCATCCACCGCGTCCATCTTTTTAGGACATGGGCTTTCTGAAATCCCTACTGAACTCTTTTTAGGCGGTTTCTTATCGTCTCCAGAATTGCCGTGTGTATCGCTCATACACAAAACCAAACCATTATAATGATTAAAATTATAAGCTCAGAATCACTCATTTCGACTCCTTTAGCTTCTCTTGCAGCGCCACTATCCTTGCCTGAATCTGATCATCTGGAAGCTCCGATAAATTCTTAGTTTCAATTGGCTTACCCTCTGGACCAGATAACTCAAGACCGCTTACTTCTCTAAATCCAAATCTGCACTTCAGTGTGAATAGGACTGGAACAGCATTAACGGACTTGTCATCCACTGATTGCTTAAGCTTACTCTCCCAAGCGTATTGAGAAGCTGCCTTACCTCGCTTTGTAGCGTCGGAAAAATCTTCATGTGTATTCGACCATTCATGTAGAGTATCTCTGCAAACGCCGATCCTTCCTGCAAAGCTTTCGAGCGTGAATCCTTCTCTCATGTGATCGAGCAGCTCTTTACAATATTCTGGTTTGTATTTTGAGGGTCTGCCTAATTGCTTCACCACTTCACTCCTTGCGAAGCCTGGTTTGGCAAGGGAACGAGCGCGACTTGGAACGCGCTATCTTTCATCTGTAAAAGTTTCACTGCTTGCATGGCCTCTAGCGGGCTTAGGTCGAGAGATAATCTTACTGCACCGTCAGCTTGAGTTGCGAACCTTGCGAAGTGCGCTTTGAAAGTGATCCCGATTTCATCCATAAAACAAAGTTACGTGTGTTTATTTTTTAAGAAAGTTAAACATAATGTTTACATTTTATTTGATTAAAGTTTTAGTATAGTTAAACCATGAGGGATTCATTGGAAAACGAAGAACAAGAATTTGATATCAACAGTTCCAAAACCACCAAAAAGACTAGAAAAGCGGTCACCTTTTGGATTACTGAAGACTACAAGGATAAGTACGATGTGGTTCAGGAAAATAGTGACAGAAGGTTTTGCAAGCATCTCAATAAATTGCTTATGCGTGAGATTGATAAGAACTATTCGAAGGTATCGTGACCGTCATTCGCGTTACCACACTCAATAAACGCGAGAAGCTGCTTGAATTAATGTACATGACGGTATGTGATCTTTTATCAGCAATTGATAAAAAAGAAGTGAACAAACAAATCCTAATACTATCGGACATCAGAGAGGCGATTGACGCTGTGGATAGCGTTCAACCAAACGATAGTTAAAAAATATCTTTTCTAATTTTCTATAAGAACTAAACTTTTACCTAGGTGCTATCTTGGGTTTACTCATTCGGGCACAAGCTCTGCGGCTGTGCCGTGGGGCTTTTTTATTAGCCATGCTCCCAATCGTCATCTTCAACAACCTATGGTAGTAATATCTCTGCCTTCTTGTGATTCATTGGTTTCTTCCAAACGAGAGACGATCCACAATCGGGGCAATCGATTGCTGACTTCTTTACATCCTTTAAAACCTTAAGCTTCGTTCTATCCTTGCTCTTAAAACCTGGAAGGAAACGGTTTACGCAAGACAATGACGTGCACCATGCGATTAGTTCCGGTCTCATATATCTATGGGTATGTAATCAAAGTGAAAGTTATGTCGTCTGGAGTGCTGTAATCCATCCCATATGCACGAAGCTCGGAAACAATGTCAGCTCTAGTTTCTGTATCGGCCCATGCATCAGAATATTCGATTGGAACTCCAAAATAACTTCCTACACTAATCTCTCCATCCCTACAAAGCTGTGTAGTTCTGTTGATCGCATCTACACATTGCTGTCTTACTGATCTTGTCATGGACGCCATACTTATTTCCCCTTCTTAAATGACTCAAGCGGGATAACCGATGCGGTTGATCCGTTTGTTTGCTCAACGTGAAATTGTCTTTCCGAGTTTATCGGATTGTGGATGATAGTTGCGATGTCCTCAATGTTCACAGAGCTTGCAACCATCACCATCTCGTTCCCACGAACCATTTTTGAAACTTCTAATCTAACTTCTCTGAATGATTCTCGCTTCATTGGTTTGAATACTTGGATCTCTTCACCTTGCTGGTCTCTTTCCGCTATAAGAACGTCCACAACTTCAATGAATGGCTCTTTTGTAATTACCGTTTCAATCTCTTCCACCATTCCGACTTCAAACAATTGGTACTTCATCAGCTCACCGCCTTAATTCTTGCAAAATCAAGTGTTGAACCCGTACCGTTCGGACTTACCTTCAAGCGAACGAATGATGCACCGAAAGTTTTCGTGTTCGCTACGACTGATTTAGAAACCACCGTTGCAATAGAAGTTGATAGATCGTAAAAAGTTGTTCCGCCGTCTGACGAACCCTCAAGAATAAATGTAGGCATACCAGCACCCCCGGCGCCCATCGAAACCTCACAGTAAATTTCTTTTGTCCCCTCGACCCATAACCACGGCGTAACGGAACCGGCGGTATTTGGATCTACTGTTCGATCTATCAGCTGCCTTCTTAAATTAAGCCCAACTTGTGTCCTAATCGTGTTTCCATTCATTGTAAATGTTGGTGTAGCTGTCCCACCGATTATTCGAACTATTCGATACGCATTTCCAATCAGCATGAAGTTTGGAACTGGGTAAGAACCAATTGCTGTAATTCTTGGAAGATCAAACAACTTGTAATAGTTAGTACCACTATCAAGCGATTCCCAAATTGAAATATCCATTGTTGGATTTGTTCCTGAAATTGCGGTGACGTTGAACACCGGAGAGATACTTTGATAGTTTTGGCCAGATGTGAAGTTTGTGTTATTTGTTCCAGCGCCGATCGTTCCAGATCCAAAATCATTGAATGAGGCTCTTGAGAGAGAAATCATTACGCCAGTGTTAATGGAAGCTATACCGGTTTGAACGTTTCCTTGATCGGACGCAATCGCAACGGACATGGAATTTGCCATCGTCTTTTGGCCGAGGGTTGCGGGGAGCTTGTTGCTCATGTTCTGAACATTAGTTGCTGTGTTGCTTGCGTATCCTGCGACTGTAGCCGTTTGACTGAATACGCCTTGAAGTGTTCCCTCAGTTGCAAGTGGGGCGCTTCCAAATATTTCTTCAGGGAACTCCACGTCTGTTTTTAAGCGCCCGTTGTTTTTTATGTTTAGCGGAGCTGCCTTACCGTCTTGGTCCTTTGCTGCAATTACTTGCGCTTTGTCTGAAAGAATTTCACCTAAATATTGAGTGCCATTATTCTTAACTAGCTGTGCTCTATCATCCTCATAAATAAATTGAAGAGTGTCCGACCC